CTAGAAACATCTGTTTCAATAAAGCCTAATGTCCAACCACTAGATCCTTCATAACCTATTGTATTAAACTGTTTTATAGTAGAGGGAGATTCATTAAAGATAGGTTCAACATATGATGGCTGAGTGCCTAGACCATAAAAATTATTTCTAAAACCAGGCGTAGTATCATTATGTCTCCATAACTTGCCTTGATAAAAAGTATAATATGTATTATTTAAACTTAAACCTGATTCTTGATTAAAAGATCTAAAGCTACTCCATCCTTGAGAATTTTCATCAAATGCTATTGTTAAATATCCATCTGCAGCTGTACCTACATTTGTGTCTTCATTGCCATCCAGGCCTTGACCAACTATAGTTAACATAAATAAACTAGAGTATTCATCATAACTACCAACAATACTTGTTGAAGCTTTTAATGCGTCTCTAAAAAAGTCAGCCATACCTATACTAGATATTTCTTGTATTCCTTGAGGGGTTAATTTTAATACAGTACCATTGTTTTTATCAGTAAAGTATTTATTAAAACCAAACTCAGCATACGATAATGGATCTTGAGATATTCCAAATCTACCTGCATATGGTGCTACTGTGCCTAAAAACTGTGTATTACTAGTTACAGGTATTTGACCACCTTCTGCTGAATATATAAAATCTTTATCAATTGGCGATCTAGATATTTTATCTTCTTGAAATATTAAAAGCTGAGTATCATCAGCAGCTAATTTTTGTACCGCTCCGTCTTGTGGATCAACAGATATTGTTAAACCGCCTTCAGATTCATTAAATTGATTTATATAGTTAACACCTGTCCTAGAGTTAAAAAGCCCGCTAGAATGTATTAAAGTATTAAATCTAAGCTCTTCTGCAAAGTTTTCTTGAACAACGTAAGCTCTAACTCCTACATCAAAAAATGTTTCATTATATGCTGCTCTTAATCTGTTTAACTCTATGTGTGACCCTGATCCCGTTGGATTAAAATCTAATAGATAACAATTAAAAAAATCTATATTTATTGCAACTCCTGTTATAGATGATACTAAACCACCTGTAGACGTTTCATAGAATATATCTAAATCAGATTCTACTGGTTGTGTTTCAAAAACACATATACCGGATGTTACAGGTGTGCCAGAATTATCTACTGTAGTTGTTGAAGCTGTTCCTGTTGGATTAGCTATCGCTTGTATAGATTGTAATGCTCCATATGTTGGAGAAAATATATTTTGACCTCCTACATATTTAGGATATACAGAAACATCACACGGAGATATAGTAGCTGCTGTGCTAGGAGGTATAACAGCTGTTTGATCTCTTGGGATTTTATTTTGACTATCACCTAATCTTTCAACAGTATTAGCCGCTGATACCCCTGATATCCAATTATAATATTCTTGTTCACGCTGTTTAACAACAACCCTATATGAATAAGCCCAATCAGGTATTTCGTTTGTAGGATCCGCAAAAACAATTCTTAAAGCGTTAAATGCGGTTGTTGAATCAGCGGAGCCTGTATTTGGATCTATAAAAACAGTATCACCACCAGAATTTGACAATATGACGGGCGACTGTCTTCCATACTTATCAGCTAAAACAATACCTATTTGATATGTTCTTCTTGATTTTAAAGATAAAGGGTTTTTACCTGGTCCCCAGCTTATTCTTGAAGAATCTTCACCGGTTCTACTTACACTAAAGTTTATATTAGGTATATTATAGTTTTGTAAAAAATTACCATAAACTAATCTACCGCCTACTAATTCTTGAGATTGAGCTATTCTAGGGACAGCATCGTATACTCTTGTTAATTGGTCACTTGGTAAAGTTCTGAACGGATCTTGGGAAGCATAAAAAAAGTTTATAGATGTTTCACCCGCAACAGGTTTATCTTCTACAACATACAATGCACTAGATCCTGTTTCTTTGTATATTAATTCAACTTGAGTAATACCATATCCGGTTGGAGTAGGTATTTGTAATTGCACAGATTTTATAGCATTTACAAATGTTTCTATTTCTCCAAAGTTATTAATGCTTGTAGATATTGTATCAGGGTTACCTAGTCTTGAAAATATCGTTGTGCTAAAAGGCGCTAAAGTGCTGTACTCACCATCGTCAAATTTCCATCTGTATGAAAATCTAACCATTTTATCTTCTAAAAAATTTGATGTTATTGGTTGACCTTGTTCATCATTTACACCAACTGCTAAAACAGTAGGCGATTCATATGGCGCAAATTTAGCTACAGAAGCTAAATCATTAAAAACACCTGTAGTATAATACGTAGGATCATTTACAGCTCTTACAACATTAATTTTTCTTGGTGGATTACGATTATCTGTCCAAAACAAAAGATCATCAACTAGGTTAATGCCTGATATTTTAAAATCTTTATGAAAATTTAAAGAGGAACCGCTTACTAGTGTTCTTAATTGTTTAGAAGATTGATCATAAGAAAAAATACCGTGATTGCCTCCATTGCTTCCGTCATAAGAATCATTTGAAGTTACATAAAAATATATTCTATCATCACTATTACTTCTATAAGAACCTATACACGATCCACCTGTTATACCTGAATCCGCAACTTGAATATTACCTAGTAAATTTTCAATAGCACCCATATCGGCGCTTTCAGATTTACCTACATTTATATTTAATGCTTCTCTATATTCACCAGCTGGCACTAACCTATCATCTAAGTCTCGATTCATTCGGCCGCCATTGAACATTCTTTTAATTTCTGGCATACTAATTTATTAGTGTTTAATCCATTTAGATTTACCTCTAAATACTTGACTTATTTCAGGAAGTTTCATATTTGATAATCTAATTTTTGCATTACGCATTTTAGAAAAAGCTTCTTTTTTGTATAAAGCAACCATAGGTGCACCTGAGGGTCTTAATTTTACTAAGTTATAAAGTATACTAGACATTACAGCGTCTTCAGCTAACTTAGGTACAAATACATTTGAAAAATCTCCATTTTCACCTAATCCATCTGAAATATATCTTAATGTTATTAAATCATCAGCTTGAAAACCAGAGCTAAAATAAACTTGCCCAGCTGTTAAATCTAAAACATAAGTACCATTCATGTTGGATGTTTCAGGTATCAAACCATATCTTTGGCCCCACATACCCCCTATGTTTTCTGGCCCATATATACTGTTATAATAGCCAATATAATAGCTAGATAACTCGTCGACACTTAAAAGTGATATTGCTTTTTGATACCTATCTATTGTATCTGATGTTTCAGCAAATATTATGTCTCCTGTTTGGTCATATAAATAATGATAGTTTTCATCTTGAGCAACCCCTTTATTTGCTTTCGTTGTTTGCGAAGGCATAATAGGTCTCATATTTCCATATTTATCAGTGTATGAAAAACTAACATAGTTTACATAATCCGAAGGTAAAGACATTTGGAGGGTTGTACTTAATTGCACTTCTATTGCTTTTTCAGAATAAAAAGTATCATAACTAAATTCTTGAACTGCTTTTTGAGCCCAAAACGCAACTTCATATCTAGGCACTTTAGATAAAACTTTACCATCTCCAATATATGAAACCATAAAGTTATTTATAATATCATTTATATTGGTTCTTCTGTATGATCCTGGTATTTCTGTTCCATTACCGCCATCTAATGCAGAGTAATTATCCACATCTAAAGGTCTTCTTGATATTGCCATTATTGTTCAGTTGTTTGAAGTTCTTGTTCTTTTCCTAATGCAAATTGAGCCACATCAGCTTGCTTAATAACAACACCCGCATACGCTAATATTCTAATTATTAATTCTGATTGCTCAGAAGCATCTAACTCAAAGTTATAAGATTTAGCATTAGCATCATAGCTGTCTGTTGCTGGATCAAAAACCGTGGGGTCATAATATGGCACTGTTCCATTTAATATATAACCCCATTTAGGTTTTGTTGGTTTTTTTAAGTAATCAAAAGTTACTCCAGTTGTTACAGTAGATGGTATTATTTTAATTCCATCAGCTGTTAAAGTATATATAGGTTGCGTAGCAACAGGATGTGTTAAAGGTGACAAATTTATATACTTAGCATCTTCATGCGAAGAATAGTCAGCAACAACATCATTAACATTAACTACTCCTAATTTATAAAAATCTGAGGGATATGGATATATACCATTTGTTAAGGTTGGTGTATGTAATTTATAAAATGCATTTATTTTTTGAGCAACAGTTAATGTTGGATTTGAAAAATCACTATCAACATTACTACCGCCAGTCTGCATTTCATAAGTCATTTCTCTCATGAAATAACTAGCAAATATAGATTCTTGAGCTTGAGCTGCTAAACTATTAAACTCTTCAGGTGTTATGTATCCCCTATTGTCTTTGTTAGTAATAACAAGAACCGCTTGATATACAGTGTTTATATTTACCATTTATTTTTTTTATTATTAATATTGTTGATATAGAGTTAATTTCTTACTCTATATCAGGTTTTTTAGCTTAGTTTTTTAGTAATAGACTTCATTAGGTCTAAACCATCGTCGGTTTTAAAATACTGTGCTAAAGCCGCATAAGCGTTTTGCTCAAATGGGACTGTCATTATTTTTTTGCCATTAGCAAATTTAAATACAGTGTTATTATCTGTTAATTTAATAATACCTGATTCAACTGCTCTATTAGCTAAATTACGTAATTGCAAATCTTCATCTTCACTTAGTTCTATAAATAACTGAGGATTATTTCTTGCAAAACGGTAAGCATCTCTTTTTAATTCTTTAGAAGAAGTTTTAGAAACATTAGAACCTAATTCTGTTCTCATTATTGCTTCTAAATGACTAATATCTAATTCATTAACTAGGTTTAATGCTTGTAATTCATATTCAACGTTATCAACTTCATCTTCGGCATCTTTAGCGTCATCAACTTCTTCCCATAAAACACCTATTAAAGGATGATATATAGACATTAATTTTTGAACGTTTTGTTTGTTTCTTGGTACAAATATAACACCTTCTTCAAATATAATATGTTCTAAAAGTGCTTGTCCTTTTTGTTCATCAACAAAAATACTAGGAAAATTAGAAGCTAATCTTATTTCTCTGTTTTCTCCAGTAGCCTCATTAAACCATAATAATGGATTTCTAGGCGACCCTTTTGTTTGTATTGTCCAAGTTATAGGAGCTCTATTGTTAGTTAATACGTATGTTCTGTCTTTTATTTCCCAGTTTTTTTCTAAAGGAGAAACTCTAGACACTTGTTTTTTTGTTATTGTTGTAGTCATGATTAAATAATATAAAATAAGAATACTGGGCTCCGAAGAGCCCGTATCCTGTAGTTAAAAAATTAAGCGTCTTTGAATAATACAAAGTTGTTTGCCGCTTGTGTAATGAGACATCTTTCACTTAAGTAGTTCATTCTCATTTCATCAACATCAGTTGTAACTGCACCTCCAACAGATCCTGTTACCCAAGACTTATTTTTGCGATTATCAACTTCTGAAGCTCTATATCTAACGTGTAAGAATGGACGTTTGATGTTTTGACCTAATTGTTGGTCGTAAACTGTAGAAGTACCTGCTGGCACTAATACACCTTCAATATCTCCAAAACCTCCACGAGTAGCCCAGTCATTTAAATATTTCCAGTCAGTTTTATAAAAGTCATAAGAACCTCTACGATAACCAGAAAAACCTAAATTAAGAGCCATGTCTTCATCGTTGTTAAATACTCCGTAAGAAGTACCACCAGCGTAAGCTCCGTTTTGTTGTGCTAATATGTCATCAATTTCTAAAGAAAGATTTCTATTTAAGAAAAGCATATTTTCTTCTATAGCACCTTGCTTATCTAATTGCTTAAGAACTGCATCAAAGTCAGTTAATGCTCCACCACCTGCAGCTTGCGCTCCAAATCCAGAGTAAACATTTCCTCTAGCTTCTAATGAAGCAAAGAAACCTTCAGTACCTTTTGCAGTTTGAGTTGATCCATATCCTAATACAGCACCTGTTCCGTTCTGTAGTTCACCTTCAACCATAGACATTTCAAGATAGTCTTCCCAACGAAGTCTATTTTCATGCTCTGATTTCATGTACCATAAGTATCCATTAGCACCATTCTCAGAAGTAACTTCAATCCAACCAATCTGAGCTGTGTCAGATCCATTAATAGAGTAATTTTCTTTTAAGATAATTGGTGAATTGGAAAAAGTAGCGTAGCTAGGGTCTAACTTGCCAGTAAAGTTTGAAGTTCCTTTTGCAAATTCTGAACCATAAGCAATAACTGTAAAGCGATCAGCTGTAATAATAGCTGGTACTCCACCGTAAGTTTTGATTGAAAAGTGTTGAGCATCAACAAATGTAACTACACCTTTAACAACAGGTGCTCCAGCTGCTCCAACTGCTGATGTAGCACTTGATTGCTTTTGGATCATTACTGTTTGTCCTAATCTAAAGTTAACTTGTGTAGTTTTTTGTGTTGTAGATCCACTGCTTTCAACTGCTGTTTGAGCTGCTGCAGGTACATAGTAGTGTTGTACATTACCACCAGCTGTAGCTGCATTTCCTGCTGCTGCTGCTGTTGCTGCATTGTTAGCTACGTGTAAACATCCTACGTATCTAGTGTGTAATCTTCCTTGTTCTGTCCATATAATCTGGTCAGAAGCTGAAGGCATTTCCGCTGATACCATACGTAAAAAAGCTCCGATAGTTCTATTTCCATATCGTTCTACTTCTTTTTCGTATACATCAGGTAAAAATTGTTGTCCCCACTGTGCAAAATTTGCATCAGTAAAGTTAATGTAATTCCCAGCATACATATTTTTTGTTTGCGTGGGTTGTAATGGTGCGGGTATACCGCCTGTAAAAGCCATTTGTTTTGATTTTAAGTATTATTTATTCCATTTAACGCGCAACTTATTAGGATTATCATTACTACTTGAAACAACTCTTATTCCAGAGGTGTTATTTTTAGGCATTGAAGCATTATCCTTTCTAGGATCCATGTTTATATTTTTTGCTTTTTTTGCACTTTCCCTTATAGCGTCGGCACGGCCTTGCTCGTAAAAGTGTCCAGCTATTTTATCTGCATTTTTTGCAGCAAACATTGCTTTATGGTAACCTTTAACATCTTTAAAGTTTCCATCTTTACCTATATGTTCATCAATAAAATTATTGATAGTATATTGATACTCCTTAACTTTTTGTGGGTTATCAACTTTAAACCTATACTTGTTTTCCCCGACCTTAAAATCAAAACCTTTGAAATTTTCGTTAAAAACTTGATCTGTTTGTTGTCTAAACTCTTTCGTTTTAGCTTCACTTATAGTTTTTTGTTGCTTATAATTATCATAATGCTTAATTGCTTCAATTTGTTCTGGAGACATATCATTTTGCTTTCTTAACTTAAGATCAGCATAATATTTATCCTTACTAGAATTAAAATGATTTTGAGCATTAAATAATTCTTCTTTAAAAGCTAATTGCTTAGCTTTAATTTCTTGCGGATCATCCGCTTCTCCATCATATGCAAAGTTTTTGTTTAATAAAAATTCAACATCATCTGCATCTAAATGGGGTTTTGTATTTTTGTAATATTCTCTTAATAGAGTAACATTATCCATTTTAGAAACATCACGGTTTAAACTAACGTAGTCTTCAACGGTTCCGCCCGTTTCTTCCATAAACTGTACTAGTTTATCTATATTTTCTGGTAAAACTTTTTCTTTAGTTTCTTCAGTTTTTTCTTGTGTAACTTCAGGTTGATTTTGTTCTTCTTCAACCTTTTCCTCTTTTATTAATTCTAATGGAGAATCTGGTACATCAGCTACTTCTTCTTTTTCTTCTTGCTGTTCTTCTTTAGCTTCTTCTTTACTGGGTTCGACCCGTACTTCGCTGTCCACCTCTTTGCTATCTCCGGATGGTTCATCCACAGGTATCTCCTCTGTTTTTCGCTCCTGAACGGCATCTTCTTTTGTTTTTAAAGGTTCATCTAAATTTATTTTATATACACCATCGTCTTGTAAGCCAAACTCTTGACTTACTTCTCCTTTTTCAACTGCTTGTTCTAAAACAGTTTCTTCTTGACTCTGCGGACTTGTGTCTGCATCTGGCATAACTTCTACTTGTACTTTTTCTTCCATAATATAATATAATAATTAATTGTTTTTATCTTGGTTCAAATCTTGATAAATCAATACCGCCTAGTACGTCATTACCTTTTGATTCAAACGATTTTGCTGGTTTACCACTATCAGGTGGTCCAGATAAACTTGCTGTTGAGGTTTTCATTGCCGCAACGTCTTTTTGAGTTTCACTTTGTTTTTCTACTAATTCTTTTTGAGCTTGCAATTCTAGTTCTTTTAATTGAACATTTAACTCATATTCAAATTGCATTAATTCTCTTTTTGTTCTAGCTTCTACTTCAAGTTTTTTAATTTCAAATTCAATATCAGCTTGTCTGTATTGTATTTTAGATTCTGTTTTAACTTGTTCAGCTTGAGCTTTAGCATTTTCAACAACAACTTGTGCCTGGCCTTGTGCTTCAGCTTGTGCTGCGCTAGCCGCCTGAGCTTGTTGTTGATCTACTTGTTGTTTTTTAATTCTTCTATATTTAAGAAGTTGATTTGCTAATTGAACATTTTTTATTTCTCTAACATCAATAGCATCTTCTAAAAATATACTACCTTGACTTAGTGCTGCTTGTATATTAGCTTCTAACATAGCTTTTTCAGCTTCGTCAGGCTCAAGCTCTAAGAATATTCCAAAATCATGAAGGTGCATGTTTTTCATCTCTTCTAAAGATCCAACTGAAAATGGTCCAATAGAATTTATAAAAGCTTCCTTAGTTGGATGATATTCTAAAACATCTTTAAATCTTAAAGCTATACATTCAGCTAGTCTGGTTGTTATAGACATACTGCTATCCAATATATGTCTTGTGGCCACGTTACTATTTGCTGCGGCTAATTTTTGTACGCCTACTAATGCTTTTGGATCTGGATCAGAACCATCTCTAGCTTCATTTAAGCCAGTTATATCACGCATCATTTGTATGTACTGATTATACGCGCCTACAAGTATTTGTACTTGGCCACCACCACCGCCTGGTAATTCTGTAATAGGTACCTTACCTAAATTTTGTTCTCCATCTACAGTGAGTGATCTACCTATAATAGATCCTGTTTGAAAATACATATTTAATGCTTCTTGAGGATTGTAATTAGTACCATTACCTAAATCAATCTCAGCTAAACCGTCAGCATCTAAATAAACACCTGAA